AACCGGATTGACAAAGCAGCGGCAGCTAAAAAAGAAGCTGGATTCAAAAAAGCCGCAGAAGAACGCAGGGCTTCACGTACACCTGAAGAACTTAGAATGCAAGGTGAAGGTGGGCTTAAAAAAGGTGGTTCCGTTAGAAAATTCGTTAAAGGTGGTTCCGTGAAAAATGACGTTAGTGCATCTAAAGACCGTGTGAAGCCCCCCAAAGGTTACGCCAAAGGCGGTAACGTGGACTCGACGGTTGTCAAGGGTAGTTATACCCAAGGTCCGAAACGGGTGGCTGATGACAAGACCAACGCTAAGTCGAGCTACCTCCAAGGCAAGCAAAATCCTGATCGTTCGGTGATTACTAAGTTTGCTGCGGGCGGCATGACTAAACCGGTTAAAACCGTTGCTGCTAAAGCCGGGTATGTGGAGCGTGCAAAAAACAAACCCACGCCTAATAACTTTGGTAAGAAAGCAACTCCTAAGAGTGACGCCGCTGCTTCTAAAGATAAACTTTATGATCCGGCGGGTGATCCGCGCAGCAAAATTCAAGGTTACGCCAAAGGTGGCCGCGTGAGCGATGCAAGCGCATCCAAAGACAAGCTCAAACCCACTAAAGGTTACGCCAAAGGCGGTATGGCTCGCGGCTACGGCATCTCCAAAGTGACCAACAGAACCAAGGTGTGCTAAATGCCCGCCAAGACTGAGAAACAAAAACGGTTCATGCAAGCGGTATCTCATAGCCCCGCGTTTGCAAAGAAGGTTGGCGTTCCTCAGTCTGTTGGTAAAGAGTTCAGTATGAAAGAAGGCGGTTTGTACGAAAACATTAACAAAAAGCGTGAGAGAATCGCTGAAGGGTCCGGTGAGCATATGCGCAAGCCGGGTTCAAAAGGCGCTCCCACGACGAAAGATTTTGTAGAGTCTGCCAAAACGGCTAAGCACAAAGAAGGTGGTACCGTGAAAGAATCGAAAGCGATGGTTGGTAAGGAAGTTGCCTTTATGAAAAAGAAAGGCGCTCCCAAGTCGATGATGCAGCACGAAATGATGGAAGCTGGTATGAAACCCAGCCGTGCTAAAAAGTTCGCCCGTGGCGGCGGCGTGGAATCCAAAGGCAAGACTCGCGGTAAGTTCGTCTAAGGGGTTTGCGTGGGCACTGTCCTCATAGGTAACGGTTCATGGTTCACCGGGGGCACATCTGGTACTGCCCCCGTTATTACTTATCCCGGCTCCTTGCCCGCAGGAACGGTCGGCACCGCCTATACAAACACGCAGTTCCTCGCCACCGGATCGCCCACGATCACATGGTCGATTACATCCGGCACGCTTCCCACCGGGCTGACATTTAGCTCGTCCGGGCTACTTTCTGGCACGCCGACTGCGACTGCATCGGGAAGCATCACGTTTACGGCGACCAATGGAGTGGGAAGCGCGAATCTGCCGCTGTCGCTGACGGTGAATGCTGTCGTCGCCAACACCATGTCCCTGTCTCTGCCAACCGGCACGGCGACAAGCTACCCGTACCAATTTGGGCGCGTGTTCAAAACCGGCGTTATCGCCAACTACCCGCAGGTTCTGATTGATGGCGTAGCACAGGCGACGCAGGCCGACGTTAAAAACCGCTGGCCGGATGGCTCGGTCAAATTTGCAATCATTTCGCTGATCGTCCCGTCACTTAGCACAACCGCCAAAACATTTACCTTCCAGAATCAAGCCACGGTCAACAGCACGCCTGAAACGAAGGCAAATATGTTGGCGAACTACGACTTCAATTGCACGATCAACGCCACCAGCGGCGGGTCGGCAATTACGGGTGCGCCGGTAGCGGCACGCACGCTTTTAAACGCGACTTCAGACGCAACGCTTGCATCTAACACCAGCGGCGACAGCCCTAATTCACGCTACTGGACGCAAGGCCCGATTTGCACGACGGTCATTTTGTGTGACCACACCAGCAAAACTTATGACTTTGGAACGACGGCAGACAAATCGTTGCGCCCGATTTTTCATGTGCAATTTTGGCCGACGCTTGGAAAATATAAAGTGCGCGTCGTTGTTGAAAACGGTGACGTTACAAAGATTCAGACGCAAACCTACGACGTATCTGTCAGCACCGGCAACGCATCGCCCACAACGGTTTACACAAAGACTGGCGCAGTTCATACCTATAACGGTCGCTGGACAAAAGCATTTTGGTCTGGCACCGCCCCATCGTCGCTAAACGTAAACCACAACGCAAATTATCTAGCAAACGCAAAAGTCATTTTTTATTACGACCCGACGGCTGTATTGACAGAATCTGAAATTGCGACCAGAAACACAAGCTGGGCAAGTGCTGCAAAAGATATATTTGATGCGGGCGACAAAACCGCAAACGTTGGATGGGAAAAAAGTATGCCCAATGTTAGCGGGCGCTCAGAAATTGCCCCACTCCCAAACTGGACAGTAGACGCTCTTTTATCTGGCGATTATAGATTACAAGCAATTAGCGATGGATTAGCTGAATTGGCTCTTGCTTGGCCCATGCACCAGCGCGAAGGAAATAGCGGAAAATATTACAACGCGGCTCAAACAATACCGGGAATTGGATTTCCAATTTCGTTGTATGCTAGACCGACGTTGTTTATGTTTGATAATAATTATATTGATTCAACGCCATCAAACCCGGCAGACGGGTTAACATTTATTTCTGGAACAAGTGCTTATTCATGGAACGGATGGGCACCGGATGGGGCGCATCAGCCAGCCCCGTTTTTAATCCCATATGTAACAACAGGCGAGTTTTTGTGGCTTGAGCAAATGCAGTTTTGGGCATCTTGGGCGACGTTTAATCCACAAGCAAACACATACTCTGGATTTTATGGACGCGGCCCCACTTTGTCGTCGTTTGGCTTAAACGGCGATATTCGTCGACGTGCTTGGTGTTTGCGTAATAGAGTTCAAGCGGCTGCATTTTCGGTCGATGGTTCAAAAGAAAAAACGTATTACGATAATGCTGTAAACGAAGCCATTACAATTGAAGAGGGTATCAGGGATGTAACTGGAGGTGCTGGTTACGGAAATGCGGCTTACGTTTGGGGTCAAACTGTTGGCAGAAGCGGAACGACTGGTATTGATTCGGGCGAATACGACGGCAGAGGTGTGCATCCGTTGCGGTTTTGGGATGTTAATTACACAGCTTCTAATTTTGCAACAAATTATCAAGCATTGTGGAATGTAACTATTACAAGAGCGCAAGCGCCGTGGCAACAGACTTATATGCTTTTAGCTTTAGCGCACGCAAAAGATTTAGGTTATGCAACTGATGGATTAAAAAACTGGGCTGGTGTTTTTGTTACGGGAGCAATTACTGAAACAAACAGCACGGGAAATATTCAAATTGGTAATCTTTTGGGCAATTTTGTTGCGCCGGTTGTTTTGTCAAGCACGGACGGGTACATAGCAAGCTGGGCCGCTACTGCTGCTGTTTATAATGATTTAACGTATCCAAGAACTTATGTGATCAATCACATTGATAGCCCTGACGGAGAGCCGGCAAGCATGGCTTGTGCTATTGCCGCGAACTATGATGTATCAGCAATGCCCACAGCATGGAGTTGGGTTAGCACAAATTGGATTGCAAACCGTAATCCGTCGTATCCCATTCCATCACGCTGGCGTATTCTTCCGAGGCCGTAATGGCAAGACCTACAATTGATGTTACAAAAGTAACTAAAGCGGCGTTTGATTACACCGTCCCGACATATTGGAAAGACGCTGGCGGTAGCAATATTGACGGTGGAAGTTGGTGGGATTCTACCGCTACTGCTAATGGTTCGTCTTTTTGGGCTAGTCAAACCATTTCTGCTATTCAACAATACAACTTTAATGTCACCGCTCTTTTCCAAGCAATTTACGATAATCCAAATTGGTGTTCTGCGGTAATTCTTGGGGCGACAGGAAGCGGTATTAGTCAGTTTGTTGGAAAAACTGGAACCTCTGGGCAGCGTCCGCTTATTAACTATGACGGTGGGTCGGATCAATCTATTACTGATGAAGTTGCTATTGGTGATCCTTATGGTGCTGGATCAATTGCAAATGCAGCGAATCAATATGTTGATCCCGATCTTGGTACATCAGTATCTCAATGGACAAGGTGGATTATTGTTGTCCCGCCTCCCGTTACTAGACCAACGTCCGCAACATTGAAGTTATGGTCATCCTACGCAGGCGGGCCAACCGTTGGCGTTATGTGGCTCCGCTACCCGCCTGAATCTGCACCTACGTTAGGTTCTACTGTTTACGAATTCGCATCTTTTAATCGCGGCGTTGGTCGCGGCATCGCAAGAGGTATCGCATGACTCCGATTTTCGCGCCGTATGGAACGGCTTATAGCTTCCGTGCTCCTGTGGTTAAGACGGCTTCGACTAACTTCGTAGCGACGGCTGATTGGACGCCTGCTACGGGTGATGTAAAGGTCATCCAGAACGGAACGACTCTGGGTAACATCACGACCCTGCCGACGTTCGTTTCTGGTCAGAACACGATGGTCTGGTCTTTGTCGGCGACCGAAATGGCAACGGATGAGATCATCATTCAAGTGATCGCAAGGTCTTCTATTACTGACCAGATGTTCCGTATCATCACCGCCCCGGATGGAGCCGTCAGGAGCCGTCTGGCGCAAGCTGGAGCCTCTACGACGATTACCTTGGATACGGGTGCAACTGCGACCGATAACCTTTACAACGGCAACATCGTTGCTATCATTGCTGGCACGGGTACAGGTCAGAACAAAGTTATTACTGGATATGTTGGATCAACGCGAGTAGCGACGGTCGATAGTGCGTGGGCTACTAATCCTGATGCAACGTCGGTTTTTGCGCTGTACCCACAAGGTATTATCGGGTTGACCTCGGCGCAAATTACTGCGGCAGTTCCCACGGTTTCTCAGATTTCTACGCAAGTTTTTGATACTGAAGTTGTTGAAACCGGCATGACTTTTAGACAAGCTATGCGCTTTGCTTCTGCTGTTTTGTTTGGTCGCCGTTCTGGTACTAACTCCGGTACTGAAGTCTTTAATGCAGCGGTTACTAACGCTAAAGCCCGCGTGACTGGTACAATCGACTCCAGCGGCAACCGCACCAACGTGACCACTGACGGCACCTGATTATGACTACGACGGGCACTACTTCTTTTGCGCCTACAATCAATGAGCTTTTTGAAGAGGCTTTTGAGCGGGCTGGTGCTGAAATGCGCAGCGGATATGATTTCCGTACCGCCCGTCGTAGTTTAAATCTGCTGACAACGGAATGGTCAAACCGGGGAATTAATCTTTGGGCAATTGATAGCGGTGCTATTACGCTTGTTGCGGGCACTGCCGAATATAACCTGCCAGTTGATACTGTTGATCTGATTGAACACGTAATTCGGCAAAACGTGGGTAATACTTCTACCCAGACCGATATCAACATCAACCGTATTTCTGTCTCTACGTATTCATCAATTCCGAATAAACTTGCGCGTGGGCGTCCGATCCAGATTCTGATTGATCGTCAGTCTGGTGAATCTACTCCTGCTGGGATCGCATATCCTACGGCGACTGTTTGGCCTGTTCCTAACGATGGGAGCTATACCCTTGTTTACTGGCGGCTTCGTAGATTGTCGGATGCTGGCAATGCCGTCAACACGGCAGATATTCCGTTCAGGTTTTTACCGGCTATGGTAGCTGGCCTTGCCTACTATATCGCTATGAAGATTCCCGGCGGTATGGAACGCTTGCAAGTCCTCAAGGCTATTTACGATGAGCAATGGGATTTGGCCTCTTCGGAAGATCGAGACAAAGCCAGCGTCAGGTTTGTCCCAAGAATAATCCGGTAAGTCATGCCGAATAAGTTCAGTTCTGGCAAATATGCGATTGCGCAGTGCGACCGTTGTGGGTTTAGATTTAAACTGTCTAAGCTTAGAACGCTTGTCATTAAGGTAAAAGAAGTTAATATTCGGGTATGCCCGGAATGCTGGGAAGAAGATCACCCGCAGTTGCAACTTGGTATGCACCCGGTCAATGACCCACAAGCTGTCAGAAACCCAAGGACCGATACAACTTACCCACAAAGTCGTGGTTATATTGAGCCTCTGTATGTCGGCGCTGGCATAGCGTTTTCAGTTGGCGCTCTGACTGAAATAATTCAGTTGCCCGGATCTTTTTTTGACGGCGGTACATTTGCTGGTGGTGAGTTTGCCGGTGGGTTTTTCAACAAGGCGGTTGTCAGCACTGCGGGCACGCTACTTACTGAATCGGGCGGGGCTATCCTGCTGGAAAGTGGTTCACTGCTTCTAATAGGTTAAACATGGCCGACCAAAAAATCTCGCAGCTTTCCGCAGCTACCACACTGACGGGCACGGAAGCCATTCCTATTGTCCAAAGTTCTGCGACTGTAGCGACTACGCCCGCTGCGATTAAAACCTATACCAACTCGGCCATCCCTAACTCGGCGCTGGCTAGTATTAACGCCAGCACGACCGACACAACCAACGCAAATATCAGCCGGAACGGTGACTGGGGATTCGGAACGACTGCGTTTCCGATCACCGATTTCACTTCTACCAACCTGAACTATTCGCAAATTTTCAGGTCTGTGTCTGCGACTGGTGGTCCGGGTACAGCGATTTCGGGTGTTGCAGCGCCCTATGATGGAACTCCGACCACTTCCTACCTTGCGGTTACTCCGGGTACCACGGTGGGCACTGTCAGGGCGTGGGCGGGAACCAAGACAGGTTCTGCTGGAACTCCTGTGTGGGCTGAACTTGCTCGCCTGACTTCACCGACATTCACCAGCAATCTTGGCCTCGGTGGCATTTCGACTGCGTATTTGTTGAGCGTTGCAGGATCTTTGACTTCTGCCACCACCACTGGCGGCATCAACATCAGTTCGACGGTCCAGTCTGATGTCACTAGCAATTGCTACGGAGTTCTTGCCAGTCCAACTACAGCAGCGGTTGCGTTCACCCTTGCTAACTTCACCGGCTTCCAATCAGGCATTTCTTTAGGCGCGGGATCATCTGTAACGACGGCATATGGTTTTAGGGCGTCAAGTTTGCTTGGAACAAACGCTACAAACGCCTTTGGTTTTTATAGCGACATAACGTCTGGAGCTAATAAGTACAACCTTTATTGTAATGGCACCGCCCAGAACTTTATGAACGGTTCTTTGGGTCTTGGCGCTTTGGCAATGACTCAGTACGGATTTAGAAACCTCTTGCCGTTGACGGGGGCGACTACTTCTTATCAAAATCAATCAGGCGGTGTTGTTCAATCAGACGTAACGGGAACCGCCGTTTATAATGCAACCAATGCCAATACGCTGGCGGCATCGTTTACGCTTGGAAATATCCTTCACTATCAAGCAGTGCAAGGAACTTTTGGATCGGGATCGACCGTAACAAATCAATTCGGGTTTGTGGTCGATTCATCAATGACCGGGGCTACAAGCAATTATGGTTTTTATGGAAACTTGTCGGCCAGCGGAACATCTCGCTACAACCTATATTTTAATGGTAGCGCCCCTAGTTACATGGCCGGGTCACTGGGACTTGGCTCAACTGCTCTGACCGGAATTGGATTTAGAAACCAGCTAAATATAACTGGCGCAACTTTTGGTTATGGTCAATTTAATGCCGGAACTGTTCAATCGGACGTAACCGGCACCACTGCGTATTACGCCTCGCAGTCAAACACCACGGCAGCTTCTTTTACTCTTAATGCTTTAAATCATTACGCCGCATATCAAGGAACTTTTGGTTCTGGATCAGTTGTAACCAATCAATACGGCTTTCTTGTTGATGCTGGTTTGACTGGGGCCACTAATAATTACGGGTTTTATGGAGGCTTGGCTGCGGCTACAGGTCGATGGAACCTGTATATGCTCGGCACCGCCCAGAACTACATTGCCGGTAACGTCGGCATCGGGTCGGGCAAGACTGTTCCCGGCTTTGCACTTGATGTAAACGGTACGATTAATGGCACGTATCACGCAGGATCTACTGCCACTGGTCTGACTGCGGCTGGTACTAACCTCGCCACGGCGCTTGCGCTGACTGCGGAATATAACGTCGTTTCGACAACGGCTTCGGGTACCGGTGTGGCGCTTCCTAGCGTGACTGGCGCAAAGATTTGGGTTTATAACGCTGGTGCTAATGCCTTGCTGGTTTATCCCCCATCGGGTACTGTTAACGGCGGGGCTTCTTATTCTCTCGCTACTACTGCTAAAATGCAGTTTGTGCAAGTTGCCGCTGGCGTCTGGTACTCGATTAGTTAATTTTTAAGGTGATTTAAATGGATACGAAAAGCGCACTCAAAGCCCACATGGCTAAAGGCATGAAGTCGGCTCACCCCGATAGCAACCTTAAAAAGTTCAAAGCCGGTGGCCCGACCTCAATGGACCGTATGAAAATGGGCCGCAATATGTCGCGTGCTGCAAACCAGAAAGGCAAGAAATGAAAACCAATATGCCCCAGAAAGGCCCGGACGTTAACGTCCCTCAAGCTGGCTATCCCCAGACTGATCTGAATAAAGACGGTATTTGGGTTAAGGGTAAATACCCCGCCGGTACGGGCACTAAGACCCATGTTGAATTTCGCGGTGCTGGCGCTGCGCAGCGTGGCAAGAAGTTCTTGCTTAAGAACCTGACTGAATAAAAATGAACTACGCTGAACTCGTTGCTGAGATTACCTCCTATACGGAGAATGCGTTTGCTACGACGGACATTAATACGTTCATCACGCAGACTGAGCAGCGGGTTCTTAACTTTGTTCAGCTTTCAGCATCAAGAAAGATAGCTACGCTTTCCGTTACAAGCGGGGCAACTACGGTTACTTTGCCAAGCGACTATCTTTCTACGTTCTCAGTAGCAATTGTTGACGGTAGCGGTAACTACACTTATCTGCTAAACAAAGATCCTAACTTCCTTCGGGAAGCGTTTCCTAACCCTTCAACTACGGGTGTCCCTGTTAACTACTCGCTTAGCGGGGCGTATGAATTTACGCTGGCTCCCACTCCAAATACCAGCTACACAATCTCGCTGACTTACTTTGGCTACCCAGCTTCGATCACTACGGCGGGTACTAGCTGGCTTGGGGATAACTTCTCGTCTGTTCTGCTGTACGGATCACTTGTGGAAGCCTATACGTTTATGAAAGGCGAAACGGATCTTATCCAGCTTTACGACTCCAAGTTTAAAGAAGCCCTTGATCTGCTGAAGAACCTTGTTGATGGTAAGAATCGTCAAGACTCTTATCGTGGTGGTCAGATCCGTTACCCGGTGAAATAATGGCCTCACAAATTCTTTGCAACTCTTTCAAAGCCGAACTTTTTCAGGCTATCCATAACTTTACGGCAAGCACT